GCTTGATATGCCTTGATTTCAGCTTCAAAATTCTTACGTTCTAGGTCTTGAACTTCCACTGATTTTTGGAAATTCTGCATCATGGCGTACATTTGTTCCATTTCTTGACCCATTGCTTGAATCTGCTGTTCAGCAGCCTGCAACGCAGGGTCTTTATCGCCATTTTCAAGCAATTTTGGATCAATCGTCTTAGCCAAGCGGTCTGCCAACTCTTGAGCACCAGGCCAATCCATGTTTTTAACGAATAAATCGCCCGCAACGCTCCACAACTGTGGGTTGCCTTGCAGGATCTGACTCATTGCGTCCATAGATTCTTGACGTTTGGTCATGTAGCTTGGGCCAGTGGTCACAACCACGTCGTATTTACCTACGCCTGGGTTGTAAACCTTCTCAATCAAGATGCCTGTATTGACATCGCGGATCTCTTTGACTGGCTCTGGCTGTTCTGGGTTGATTTTCACCATGTCCACTTCGCCATCAATACCAACAATACGAGCAATACGCTCTGTATCGTAAATCTTAGGAATCATGTCCACTAATTGACGTGTGATGTGACGGATGGCACGTGCCAAGTTGTCTACGTAGTGGTAAGTGCCTGTGTCGCCTTGTTTTTCACGAGCCAAGATAGCACGACCTGAACGCTCATTACCACCAACTCCAAGACTTGCGTCATACTGGCCAGTTGTTGATTTGATGTCCTCACTAGCGCCCATCTTGGCTTGGATCAAGCCTGTCTGTGGTAGCGGTGGGGCTGCACGTTGTGGCAACGGCAATACAGCACCTGCGCCGTCAGTTACGTCTGGATTCACTTCCAAGTACGGCCAGTTGGTCGTGTTGGCAGTTTTCCACTGCATTTCGTAGCCTTCGAACTGACCACCATAACCAATGAACGGTGCTTTGGGCGCCAAAGCCAACATCTCAGCCTCTTGTGACGTCCAATAGTTGTACATTCTTTGAGCATCTTTAGCGTTACGCACTAGACCGCTGATATAGATTTGACCTTCTACTTCAAATTCGTTACCAATCACGCGAACCACAGGGATCCACTTACCAGCCCACTCTTGCTCTTGCAAGACTTCAAAGCCGTTGGTTTTCATCCACATGACCTTGCGACGGTCGACTTCACGGCTGCGAATAGGCTTAACACCCATGCGCTTCATGTCTTTATCTTCAGGTGAACCCTCAAAGAATGAGTTGTTGCCTGGGTACAAGTTCAATGTTTCTTTTTTGTGCGTGTAGTAGAAATACTCAGCGATGCGGATAGTGTTTTCGTCTAACCACTGGCTCAAGTATTGGTCGCCCACACCGCTTGCGAGCATCGAACTGATGGGCGCGGCGTTAGGGTACTCACGTTCATATTCTTCTTTGGTCAAGTCCTCAGTGATGAAGCAAAACTCAGCGTCTGCGCCTGTAGGGTCTTGTGACATCGGATCCATGTAGACGGAAAAGCTGTTGCGTACACGACCAATGCGTAAATCTTGGTCAAAGCTGTTCTCGTCGCAGTATTCTGTCAAGATGCGGATGTAGCCTTCGCCATACGTCACTTGGTTCTCGCAGGCTGTGTCATACGCCACATCGGCATCGGACATATACTCAATATGACGAACCATGCCGTCATAGATGGCTGCTACTTGCACGTCCGCGTTGTCGTCTGCTGGAATGACTTTGCCCGATGGGCGGTTCTGACGCTGTTCGTTGGTTACCATACGAACGTGTTGCGGCAGTTTGTTAATTGTTAGGCATGGGCGCGCATTGATGGTCTGACCTTGCACTGAGCCACGAGTCTGTAGCACATCGGCTGGCCATTGCCACTGATTGTCAGGCGAACCCGCCATAAAGCGTAGGTCGTCTAGTTCATCTTCACGGCTGTCCGAGTAAGCAGCCACTGACATCGTGTAGCGATGACGCATCTCAGCGAGTTTATCGCGGTGGTCGTCTGGGCCTGTAGGATTGCTACCTACATTGGCTACTTGTCCTGCCTTGTTTATGCCTGTTGGATCACTCATCTAATATCCCGATCACGTCTGGTTCGCGCATCATCAATAGTTCTTCGCCGTCCACTGTGACCTTTTGGCCTGAATATTCACCGAATAGCACGTGGTCGCCGACTTTGACGTTCATAGGTTCAATACCACCTTTCGGTAATTTTTTACCTTCGCCTGCAGCCACAATGATACCGCTAAATAACTTGTTTTGGGGTAAAACTAATAGTGATGACAGCTTTTCAATATCTTGACGAATTAAAACACAATTACTTAACGGACGCATCATTTTTTGCTTTTACCTTTACTAGCTTCACGCTTGACTGAATACGCAATGGCCACGGCTTGACGGACTGGCTTGCCACTTTTGACTTCCGCCTTGATGTTTTTACGGAACGCAGCTTTACTTGATGATTTGGCTAGGGGCATAATTCACTATCCTTTTTAAATGTGTTATGAAATCGTCGTAAGATAAATCAAGTTTCATTTTGTTACAAAGACCGCAAGCAGGCACACAATTCTCAATATCATATCCTAAATTTGAGTCGATTCTATCAATTCCATTTGAAGGAAAATTACCGTTTGCCGTTGGTTTGCTTTTATAGGTGGAGTATCCTACTTCACCGCAGTAATAGCAAGGGGCGGTTATTAAAGCTCTAAATTGTTCTTTTGTTAAAGTAAAAGAAAGCTTTTTTCGATGAGATTTAGCTCGTGCTTTATAAGATAAATATTTGCTATTAAAAGTTGCTTCACCAAAAGATTTTTTGTTTGCGCCAGAAGCTATGATTTCATTAAAGTAACACCCGCAAGATACCGTGCTCCCATGCGTAAAATTACTAGTTGAGATTTGCGTTTTATTTCCGCAGTCACATACTGCGTCCCAAACAGCGCGTTTTTGACCTGAAGGTTGCGTATGTGAATGGCTATATCCAATCACAACTAGTTTTCCTTTTCGTTTTCCTGCTAAGTCTAATCTTTTCATATTAAGAGTATGCCACTCTTAAAAGAAAAGTGCAAGGTAAAATATTATTTTGTTTTCTTAGCAGGTTTGGCTGTTTTAGCTGATTCTTTAAATGCTTTAGCTGTTGGTGCTCCTGCTGCGCCTGGCTTTCTCATCTTCTCGCCTGAGCCGGCCTTGATGCGTTCGCGTTTAGCGTGGATGTTTGCGTATAGTCCTGGTTTAGTTGCCACTTTCTTCTCCTTACTTTTTTCCACAGTTCCAACTTTTGAGCGCGGCTTTCGCGCGCGGGGCGTCGCCTTTGGCTTTTGCAACGACTCCTGACATTCTGGCGCAGAAGCTGGCTTTTCTTCCAGCGTCGGCTTTAGTCTTAGGATTCGGAGCAGGTGGTTTAAGATTTGCGTTATTTTTTGCATTGTACTCAGCCCTTCCTTTGGCAGTCGTACCCGCACCTTTTTCGGTGGGTTTGTAGTTCGCACCCTTACCAGTGGTTGTGCGCGGGATTGGTTTGTCATGCTTCTTGGTCGCCATTTAGCTTCCCATCCATGAGTTAGATACAGATTGCATACTAGAATAGCCACGCCTTGGTGACTTGTCAACATATTGCCTACTCGCCACAGGGAACGCAAACGTCAGAGCGATGGCATCAGCCGCGTCAGGGGACGCTAGACCACGTGCCTTCATGTCTTTTTTAGACTCTAAGAAAATGGCACCCTTGCTGTCGGGTTTCATTAGCGGTGAGATCAGGTCGGTCTTGAGGTAGCGGTCGGATGGTATGGCCGCACTGCGCAACCATTCACGCATCAAGCCCCACATTTCGGCTCGCTTATTTCCATACATCATAAAGTTGCTCGCTTTGTTCGCAAAGTTCACGCCTCTCACCTTGTAGCGTTGCTCTTTCAGCCTGTCCACCACGCCTGCGCCTAGACCACCTTCGTCAATGCAGACCAGTGCTGGCTTGTATTCTTCAATCGCCTCAATGATACGACCGACTGTTTCCATCGTGTCGTCGCCCTTGTGCTTTTTAAGTTCGATGATGTCACAATCGGGGCTGACAAGTCTTTGTATTTCTCACGTTGCATGGCCTCATCAACCACCAAGCTTGAGATGAACTGATCATCCGATGCGTTCGGGAATTGACCGTAGACCTCAACGTGCGCTTGGCTTGAATCCGAGCCGTATTCGTCAATGATGGATTGATAGACGTTCTTGTCTGTGCCTTCGACCGTGCGAGCGTCGACAATCTTGTTTTTCCAGAAGTCACGTTTACCGTGGAAGGTTTCATAGAAATACCCAGAATTGCGCCGCGGGTTCGAGAATGCCAACCAGAATCTGTTTGGCGTGTTCTCCGTGAAGAAACCCGCGGCGACTGACCATATCGAGTCGTCAATACCTGACGCCTCGTCAAATACCAATAATACACCCGCGAAGTTATGCACACCCGCGTAAGCGTCGGGATTCTCAGCCGACCAGAGTCGACCTTCAGCACCCCAATATCTTGTGCCCATCTTGAGGTCACGCTCGACCAGTTCCGTGATCCACTTGGCTGGCATCACTCGTGTGGCGCTGACTTCAAACCAATGTGAGTTGATGGCCATAGACAACCACTTAGTGATCTCCGCCCAGGTGATAGACCGCAGCTGTGACTCACTGTTGGCGGACACAATGCTTGTCGAGCCGATGCGGGTAGACAGCATCCAAATAACAATCCATGACACGAGGGCTGACTTACCAATACCACGACCAGATGAAGTTGCCATGCGGAAAGTGTTGAAGTCAACGAGTCCGTTGTTCTCTTTGATGTGCTCGGCGAGTTGCGTCAAGACCTCTTTCTGCCACTTCCTTGGCCCAGCGAAGTGCTCCAAGGGCGTGCCCTTTTGCCCCCACGGGAAGGTGTACATCACCCAAGCGAGCGGGTTGTCTTTGAGCGCGGGGCTCCAAAGACGGGACATCAGTTCTTGTTCGTCTTTTGCCGAGTAGATGGGCTCTTGCATTATTCGAAGGTTTCTTCTACGAACATCTTAAATAACCACAAGAACACGACGATACCAAGTATGTATAGCATTAGGCTGCCTTCTGTTGTTGTTCCACGTGAAGCATGGGTTGTTCATCTTTAGGTGTGATGTCGATGGCATCTATCACGCGCTTTTGAGCATCTTCGAGTGCTTGCGTGATGGAGATGCGTTGGTCGACCTCAACATTGATTTGCTGTTTGGCCACCCAGCCGTGCTGGTGCTTCAAGATTTCAAGGGCTGCTTTAGCGTCGCCATTACGTGCGGCTTCGTGCAGCACTTCGGACATCTCACGCTCGCCATCAGCGCGACCTTTGAGTTCAGCCATTTCGGCGATGGGATCGAATTGTGTGAGTTGTCGGTATTCGGTGGGTAACATCCCAGCCGCTAGTGCGAGGGCGTCGCCCTTCAAGCCGAGCTTTGCGGCAGCGTAAATCTTCTCCAACCTGCCCTCTGTGGCTTGGAGCTTGCGTGGCTCGTAAGGTATTGAGTAGAACATGATTGGATGTTAGCACATTTCTAAAAAATAAAAAAATTGTTCGTAAGAGCACCGCAGACTGTAGGCCCTTTGCCCTGGCCCTGGGGGGACGGGTCAAAAAATTACCAGCTTTTAGTCGCCAGGCCGTGGACATTGTGGACAATCCACAATCAGTTAGCAGCTTGCGGGCGCCTAATAATCGGCCGTGGATTTTTTGCTTTTGGTATTGATCCCCGCGAATATTTCCGAATAGGTGCGGCGG